AAGAAGTCACGTCTCCGTATTTCACCGTACCACCCGCTTTCAGGTTGTTATAACCGAAGTAATCCGTCTCAAAGCCACGGGCACCGGCGCTAAATCCCGTATAATGATATTTTTGTCCCTCTACCAAGGCCAAAGCGTCGATATGATGTTTCTCATTCAAATCCTTATTATAGGATAACTGGATATTACCCATCAAGATATTCTGCTTATTATCCGCACGGTAACCATGAGCGTCGGAAGTTTGCGTAATCGCCTTCAAATCTTTCGGGATATACTTCATGTTCTCCTTCACGTTATACGTATAAGAGCCGAATGCGCTCAGTTTCAACCCGTCCAGAATCGTCCAAGTCAATTTACCGTGTACGTTCACGTAAGCGTTCTTCTCACGATCCTGTATCTCAAGGCGTCCCAGCGGGTTCTGGATCTCGTTCGCGTAGGGATCCTCATCCCATTTGCCATCCTCATTCTTATGCGTAGGGAAGGTTGGGTTGTAAGTGGCGGCCGAATAGAAAGTTTTCTCATAATCGTTCGTATAATCCACTTGTTTCAAGGAACCGAACATACCGAACTCGATTTTCAACTTATTGTTGAACATATTCTGGGAAGCGTCCAGTTTAGCCGTATAATTCTTCATACCGCTATTCTTGATAATACCCTGTTGATCGATCACGCCTACAGAAGCACGATAATTCGAATCGTCGTTACCCGCGCCGAAAGAGATGTTATGGTTCTGCGTATAACCCAATTGCTCGATCTCGTCGAAGAAATTCGTATTACCTCCCATATCCAGCGGAGTCATGCCTAACGCCTTCGCCGTAGAGCGGAACTCATCGGCGGATAACATCTTCAAGTTCTTATAAACGTTACTGATACCGAAGTTGCCGTTATAACTCAACGTCTTCATACCGTTCTTACCTTTCACCGTAGTCACTACGATTACACCGGCGGCACCACGTGAGCCGTACTGAGCGGTCTCGGAAGCGTCCTTCAAGATCGTGAACGTCTCGATGTCGGCGGGAGCGATCGCGTCCAACATGCTCAAATCACCGAATACGCCATCGATAATCACCAAGGGATCATTACCACCGGACAAAGAGGTCGTACCACGTACACGGATAGAAGGCTTAGAGGCAGGGTCGCCACCCGTCTTGGAGATTACCACACCGGCAACCTTACCCTTCAAGGATTCCAACGGCGTGTTTACCACACCTTGATTCATATCCTCTTTCTTGATACGCTCTACCGCACCGGAGATCGTACGCTTGCTACCAGTAGCGTAACCTACTACTACCACCTCGTCCAACGCTTCTACATCCTCGTCCAGAATGATATTCAGGTTCTGCTGTCCATTTACCGGGATCTCTTGTGATTTATAACCGATATAAGAGATGGTCAGAGTCCCGTCTTTCGGAGCTGCCAACGTGAAATTTCCGTCCATATCGGAAATCGTACCATTCGTTGTTCCTTTCACAAGGACACTAGCTCCAATAATCGGATCGCCGAATTTAGAGTCTTTCACTACACCTTTTACGGTAATGTCTTGAGCATAACTGCTAAAGGAAAGAAAAAGTCCCAAAAGAAGTAGGAACAAACCTCTTTCCCGCAAAGAGAAGAAATGCTTTTTCATGCTTTACAATTTAAGATTACTAAATTAATTTTATTTATTTCGTTTGCTTGATAAAACAACCAAGAGGGGGAATCCCCCCCTTCTCGGACATAAAATAATCTTACAGGAATAAAGGGCGGGTAAAAGCGGGCCTAGTTGTTATATAATAAATTGATTTGATCATAAAATAGAATACTTTTGTTACATTTGCCTCAATCTTTTATCTAAAGTGGTATGTGTGAGCAATTGTATCTAACGGATGATCGTCTTCTTTTCGATAAGATCAGAGGGGGCAACGCAAAGGCGTTCGAATACGCTTTTCGCAAGTTCTCTCCCCGTTTAGAGGCATTTGCCCAGAAATACACCAACGATACAAACGAGGCGGAGGATATCGTACAGGATGTATTCTTGAAATTATGGGAAAGAAGGGAGTTGCTGGATAACATCTCGCTGACCTCTTTTCTTTTCATGATGGTAAGGAATAGTTGTCTAAACTATTTAAAACACCGTCAGATAGCCGATACGGTACAGCAACGGATACCGGATACCGAGACTGCCGAGCGATTATACGCAGCGGATTTCGTACCTGACCCTTCCTCCTTGCTGATGCAAAAGGAACTGTCCGACTCGATCGATCAGATTATGGAGGAACTACCGCCCAAATGCAAGGAAGCGTTCGTTCTCAGCCGTCTGAATGGCTTGAAAAACCGGGAGATAGCGGAACATATGGCTATTACGGAGAAAGTGGTGGAGAAACACATCACTCGTGCCTTGAAACGATTCCGGGATGGATTAAGGCGTTATGCCTTATTACTGGGAACGCTCCTTAGTCTTTGGAAATGGTAATAAAGATTTAGTAAAACAGGAAAATGGAGAATAAACGATTCGAACATATAATTACACGGTATCTGTAAATCCCGCAAAACGAAACGTGATGGTTGTGAAAAACGAAATGCGTTTATTGAAACAAAAACGAAATGTGCTTCAAATTTAATCCGCAAAGTAACCGCCTATTTGCAAAATCAAAGCAAAACACCTTCTTTATACATAAAAATAAACGGCATTCAAATGGACTTCTAACCCTATTTGAATACCGTTTTTTATTGCCGGCTGTGGTAAAAAAGCGTCTACTAAAGTTGTTTATTCCATACTTTTTTCGTACCTTTACAAAGTAGTTAAGATGGATTGTTATAGCCTTTTATCGTATGTCGAATAGGCTTCTACTTGCGGGATGCGACGTATAATGCCTTTCCCGATGTTATCCAAACAACGTCCTAACGTCCGGATCATGGCCGGAATGATTTCTCGCTCATAAAAGATGCGAGGCTGCGCATCATAGTCTATTTTTACTATCTCCTGCTCGCAAATATCGCCGGTGTCATAGCCGGAGTCTGCCCAAAACCATGTGGCGGCGGTTATCGGTTCCCCTCGTTTATACGCCCATTTGATAGATGATGCCCCGCGCCCATAAGGTAATGGGGACGGATGGAATATCAACGTACCCCAGTTCGCCTCTTTCAGTTCTTCATCGGAAACTTTCACCGTAAGGAGTGGCGCAATGGCAAGGTCACAACGATACCCTTCACACCAAAGCGTATGCCCTTTTGCCTTAACGAACATTTCGGCCGCTTTGAATGCCTCCGACTCGCAATTTCCCAATATTTTAATTACCATTCCCTATATATTTAAATGCCTGAACCGCCCTGAAATGGCCGCCATAACCGGTTGCCGCACGGTCAGACTTATTTAACCTTTGGGCCGAACGTGCCATCGAAGCCGCGCTGCGCCCTTTATTAACTCCATATAAATGTGCTCCGGTTTGTATCCACTTTTTAGAGTGACGTAACGCTCCACATAGTTGCGGGTGTGAAGTGTGAAAGAACACCGGGTAAGGTTTACCACATCTACCATGTCCCTGAAGATGATATTCACAAACGGCCGCTAAAAATTTAGTACCAACACCTATTCCCTGCCATTCGGGAAGTACTACCAACCGGGTGGACCGGTAAGCCTTTGCCGTAAAGAGTGGTGTTACCGCTAAATGGCAGACGGGCTCACCACCGACAAAGCCCACGAAATACTCGGCCGCAACCGGCATAGGAAGGTCTAAATAATAATGCTGCTTAAACAACCTTGGGAATATAGTTCCCCTGACTTTATAAATTTGAAGTTCGAGTTTTGGACGTTGCCGAAGGCAGTCACGGTCGTAAAACCGTGCCTCCGCAGTATCATACACCCAGTCAGGTTGTAGCCATTCGATTATATCATAGTGGCAGGAAAGAAGCACGATCTGCCCGCTGCCACGTCTCCATGTCTTCGAGAATGCGGCGGCCCCGACCTTGGCTATCTGCCGGTCAATGACCGATGTAAACTCGTCCACCACGGCGTGCTGCGGTCGCTCGCACGCCAAACGCGCAAGGCCTGCCCGGAACTTCTCGCCGTTACTCAACACATGGAACGGCCGGAGCCACGCAGGAACATCACCGAGGCCAACGGCTGAAAGCATACCTGTCACCGTGTTGAAGTCTCCATCAGGAGCGATACAGTCCACAATCGGTTTATCCTTATCCCAGCCGGAATAGAGATCATAAATAGGTTGTTTGAATATTTTGTTTCCAATACTGGTTTTTCCACTACCGGATGGTCCGACGATCAATCCGATTTGCCATTCCCGGTCCTCGATTGGTAGCTCTACTGTCTTTTCCCAGTCGCAGCCTTTCTCCGCGTTGAAAAGGCTTTTTACCCGTGCGGCCCGATAGCTGTTGAAGTCGCTACAATGGTGTTGTACCTCTATTCTCATACGTTCACCACTTTAAGGGTTAGACCTTCTTTCAGGAGACGCTCATAAATCTCCTTTTGCTCTTTCTCATCCGCGCAAATGACGATCACGCCATATTGCGGCTTGTAAGTGTACTTGCTCATACTTTGTCTCGTCTTATGGTTTTGCGACAAAGGTAGGACCAAACAACCGGGTGAGCGAATTTACGCCTGATCTTGCGCTGCACGGCCCATGCAGTCGCTTGATAAATAGCGAATGATATCGTACACCTTTCGCTCGCTCAAGGCATATTTGTCAGAAAGGACGGCCACGATATAGGTTGTCTTTTCACCCGCCGCCCGCATTCGGGTATAATCATCGAACAAATCGACATACAAACAATCGCTTGTCCTTATTCCGGCGTTAAATAGACGCTGGAGCAATTCCTTATTGAAAGAAAGTATCTCGTATATTGTCATAATCTCCAAAAATTAAAGTATATTTGTATTGCCAATCACATAAAACAAAAACGAGCTATCGCGACTGAAGGCATACAGCCCCCGGTCGTGCGGTAGCTCGCATTTGTTTGTTAGTATGTGATTGGCGTCTTTACTAACAGCCGGGGGCTTTTATTTGCCCGCCCCCGATAAGGCCTATAATATTTTCTATCTATTCTCCAACTCTTCCACCCTCTTCTCAAGTGCCTTGACCTTGGCGTAAAGCTCCTTGATCCCGTTGATCCCGAAGGCGGTCAGCATCTGGATATAATCGACTCCGTAATAGGAATCCCCGTTATCCGGTGTTATGAGTTGTACCGCCTCCGGAAGAACCTCTCGGACGGCTTGCGCCGACACGCCGATGCGAAGGAGCTTGTCCTCGTCCTCCTTCATCGTGTAGTAGAACGCGGAGATACCCTCCAGCTTATCCAGCACGTCCGGGATATCGAAGAAGACGCTCTTCAGGCGGATATCGGACGAGGTCAAGCCTTGGTAATTGGTGATATACACATGGGCCGTGCTCGCGGCGTCCTTGTTGATATACAGGTTGGCTATATTCCCGGGACTGTTCCAGCCATAGATACCGTTGCCGTTATCGATCCGTACCCCCAAGAACGGGTATCTCCCGCCCGGGGCGTTAAACACGACCCCCGTGCCCTCCCTGTACAACACTTTCTCTACCCCCATGTCGTAAAAATAGGGACCGAATCCCTCGAAGAACACACCGCCCCACGAGCTACGGTTTCCGAACTTCCCGGCGAACTGCGTGGTCTTCCCGATAGTCAACATTTGCGGAAAGGTGATTTGTGTACGATCCGAGACGGACGTATCCACGGCCAGTGACCCGTTCGTGATGGTGAAGTTTCCGATCCTTGCCAAGTTCGCGAAGATCTCCTCCACGTCAATCTCCGAGGCAGCTATCTTCCGTGCCATCAGCAAATCGGTCGCCACGCTGGAGAAGTTCGCCCCGAAGGTGTCCCAATAGGCGGTATTGGTCGGATGTTTCCCCTTGAAGGTAGGCTCGTTATCATCCACCTTCGCCACATAATACGTGCGGGTGCCATCGCTATTCTTGATCGATACGATATCGGTAATCTTGGAGCTGGCGTTATAGGTAGCGCTTGAGTCGTAATCGCCACGGTAGGTGCAGCGGGGGCCACGATCGCCACGGGGACCGGGATCGCCGTCTTTCCCGTCCTCGCCATCCGTGCCGTCTATCCCGTCCTTTCCCGGTTTGCCTTCCTCTCCCTTGATCTTGGATACGCTCCATGCGCTCCATACTCCGTTTCTCTTGGTGCTGGTGGCCATCCAGACCGTGTCCGTGGACTGGGTGTCGCTCCATTGCTTGTTCGTATTAGGATGACCGTTCGGGGCTGACGGGCTCGCTACGGATGAGAACTCCACGTCGAAATCGGCCGTGTCTGTCATTTGCCTTGGGGCTGTCCACGCCGTTTGCTGTGGATCCTTCCCGTCCGACGAGAAGATCCGGGTGGAAGCCCACAATATGGCCTCACCGGGCGGGATCCCGTCGCTCCATCCCGCCGTGGTCGGCAACGGGGAGGCGTACGAGCCGCCGGCGGGAACGGCGGGCGTGGCGTTCGTGCGGATGAACACCGTGCTCTTGAAACTGTTCGAGCCCTTCGATACCAATGGCTTCCAGAATCTCGTGTTCGAGGGATCGGTACCGGGCGTGGTCTGGGAGATACATTTATACACGTTACCTCCATAGGACACCTTGTCGCCGGGGTAATAGACGAGTTTGTCGGAGTAAGCGCCCCGGTCCACCTCCGGATAATCGATCTCGCCGGAGGGCGATTGGTAGATACCGCCTTTCAACACGAGACCGTCTCGCTGGTCGTATGAGAGGAAAGCGTTGTCATCGCCGATCCGGAACGCCTTGGAGAGCATGTCCCAATACTGCGTACCGTCCATGTTAATGATCTTGTTCAGCCGCATCCATCCCGGGCCTATCTCGCTAAAACCGTAAAGCGTGGAGAAACTACGCTGGCCATCCACCTCGGCGTTCAACGCGCCACAAAGGAGGTTGTAATACGAGCCGTCATCCAAGTCCCTCGGCTCCTTGCTCAACAAGAACGTGCCCGCCGGTCCCGACTTGGCGCAGCGGGCGTACAGGTACATGGCCTCCGTGTCATCCCCCAGATAGGGAGACGTATAGGCCGCCATGTTCCAGTATTTGTACTCGGTCACCTTGTGGGAGGGAGCGAGCGAGTCTATCCCCAATGTCATGTGCTGCAAGATCCCGGTGGGGGTTGAAAGCACTTTCCTCGCCGCGTCGTAGGTAAAGGAATGATCCACCTCGGTGACCGCCTGCCCGTCCGCCGTGGGAATACGGTTGACGAAACGGAACTGCAACGACTCATGCCCCACCAGTACCGACATGGTGCGGAGCCATGACATCGCCTGCCCCTTGCCGTAATCCTTGAAGGCCCGTTCAAGCATCCCCTGCATCTCCACCGCGTCACGCCAACGGCGAAGGGTGAACGATACGGCCTGCTTGTGTCGTGTCTCGTTCGTCACCTCCTCGCTCTCCAGCTTGCCCAGCTCATCGGACAGGAAACCGCCTACCGGCGTGTTGGATAGCTCAAGCTCCGGGCTGTGGGGCCTGTTGATGTAATCCCTCACCCCGGTGATCCGGATCAGGATGCCGTCCGGCTGGAATTGCGGGTCGCTGAAATCGACATAACCGCCGGGGACCAGCTTGGCGCCGATCGCCAGCCAATTCTTCTTGGCCCATATGCCGTCCAGCTCTCCGCTGAACGTGAATTGCCGCTCCTCACGCTCGTACAGGTAGCGTACCGCCTCCCGGAACATGTCCCAGCTCGCCCCTGTCTTGGTGACGTTGTCGCATACGTAGGCGGCGGGAAGAGATATGTTGAAGACGGCGTACTTGTCGCCGACCTCCGGATACAGGGAGGCGTTCGGCAGCGTCATGCCATCCTGCTCGGACGAGACGATCTCGAACTTACGGCCGTCATGTACATACTTTACGTCGAACTCACGGCCCGCCAGACGGCCTGTCTGGAAGATAACCGTCATGGTCTGGCCGGCGATCAGGCAATCCTCGAGATTCAGGTTATCTGGAATTGACGAGTCGTAGAAATTATAGAACGTGACCTCGTTCCCGTCCGTGTCCTCGCCCGGCTCCGTGTCGGTCTCGCTCACCGTACCGACCCGGGATGGATATATATCGCTGGCGTCGTAGCTGTCCTCATTATAAGAGGAAAGAGGCTTGTCCGCGCGAGTGACATACATCCCGTCCTTGTCGGTCTTGTAGCGTCTGCCTTGGTAGGAAAGCTCCTGCGACTTGGGGAGCAGCAAGGTCTGGCTTCCGTAGGCCGAATAATCGATATTCCGCTCGCCACCTTGCACGTAAAGGATCTCAACGGGGAGGTTGTCGCCTTGGTTCGCACGACCTACACCGGGAAGGAATCCGTTACCTTTTCCGTAGGATAGCTTTAGAGGAGCGTCCTTGTAATACTCCACCTTGCGGAGGTTGATAGTTTTGCCCACGATCTCGAACTCCGTGTCGAACTCCTCGGCCAAACGCCCCAATACAGCCCAGCATTTCTCATGGTTGAACGACAACAGTTTCTCCGGGGCCTCGATCACCGTGCCGACCGTCCAGCCGGAATCATAGAGATTGAGGTTGTCCACCAGCAGCTCCACGAACATCCTCGGCGTGGCCGTCATGACGAACTTGAGCTTGTACGGCTTGTCGGACAACAGCTTGTACTTATATTTTTTCAGGATCTCCTCGTTGCCGCCGAAGGTGACGGTATAGTCGAATACCCTCGTGCCCTCCTTCTTGAAATCCGAAGGGTACCACAGCGTGTACCTTTCCCCCTGGTACTCGATATACGTCCCGGTGGGCAGCTCCACGTGATCCACTAGGGAGTAACGCAGCTCCACCTTCTTCGCTTGCGCTATCGCCCGGTAACGATAGCTGTCATCGTCCACCGGGATGTCAAGCAATACCTCGCCCGTCTTATCATAGATACGCATCTCGAACGGTATTTAAAGGGTGTTCGAGACGCTTTCGGGCATATCCAGCAAGGCACGTACCCTCGCCTTGCAGTCGCTTCTGTAACGCTCCAGCTCCTCGAACTCCGCCTCGAACTCGGCCATCCTTGCCGTATCCGAACCTAATTTATTGAGGGTGATCGCCTCCACCCTGTCAGCGGAATATCTCGTGCGTACGAGCCCGGACACGAACCGCTCGTACGTGGCATCCGCGGCCTCTATCAGCGTGCCGCCATCCTCGCACGTGCCGGTATAGGCGTAAGCCGTGCAAGGCTCCGGTTCCGGTTCGCCCCCGTGGCCCTCCGGAACGTGGTTCTCCAAGACCTCCTCGTTCAGGTATAGCAGGTAATGGTTGTCATCGTATTTTACGAATGTCTTTCTCTCCGTGTAAATCGCTCTTGTCTCCATATATTTAAATGTTTTTTAGCTGACCCGGAAGGATCGGCCAAGAGCGATCCCCACGGGTCAAGTGAACCTGAAAAATTTCTTACCGAACTTGTTGGTGAGCACCTTTATCACGGTATCCACCGGCAAGTCCTCGTGAGAGAAGTCCGTGAGCGCCTGATCAATCAAGACGGCGGAACCGGTGAAAGCGTAACGCTCCTCGCCTTTCCATCGGAAACGTATGGCGAGGCACTTCTTTGGCGTGCCGTCCTCGTTTCTCTCGATCTTGCTATCCTCAATCTTATAATCGATCAACTCGATCAGCCTGTCCTCCTCGGGGCCTCTCCGGTCCTCCGGTATCCGGGTATCATAAAGTATATCCTCGAATCTCATTTTCCGGTCGGCCGGGAGATCCTCCCACGGACTTTTTTTATTCCTTATCACCTGTCCCAGTCTTTTCCTTGGTGTTTCCATTCCTAATTTATTTAATAGATTACTCGTATCAGCGTGTTGAATGAAGCCTATACGGGAAGAGGCCCTCTTCCTTATCTCCTCGTCCGGCAAACCCTTCTTTCTCAATCTCGCTATCTGGCGGCAGAGAGCCACCTTGTTACGTTTCCGGACACGGACGTGATCCGGGAAATGCACGTATCCCCCCGTATCGACACCGTCCGTCACGTGCCCGATCTTCCATCTCGGGTTAAGACCGATCCTAAGCTCGTTAGCGTAATAAAGACCGATCCACTCGATGACAAGGTGCAAGAATACGGTGTCCTCATGCAGTATCAGGACATCATCGGCGAGACGGTAGCAGAAATCCAGACGGTTCAGATATCCCTTGAACCTGTCCGAGAGATATTGGATCCCTTTGGATAACTCCTCATAATCATGTTCTGTTTTGGCCGTCGCGATACTTTCCTCGATATACCTTTTCGTGTAGTACTCAACCAAAGCCGGGCATTCCCCGACATGGAAGCACCGCTTCAAATCGTGATCGAAAAGATACAGATAGACAAGCGAGAAGAACTGCGCCAGCTTCGTGCCGGGGAACATACCGGTATCCCCCTCGACGCTATCGATGATCTCATCAAGCCTTCGCAATAAATGATTATCCTTGATACGTGTCCTGAGCTGGCTTTTCAGTACCGGGTGATTGACGGTCGGATAGAAGTGGTGGATATCGCACAGGAGATAGTCGGTGGTACGTTCCGGATATTTTCTCAAGACCTTCCGGATCATCCTCATGTAGGCGTGGGGACCGCGTCCTTTCACCCCTCCGTAGGTATACGCGGAGAAGGATCTCGTAAAATAATCCTCCACCTCATTGAGCATCGCCCAGTGCTGGACATGATCCGGGAAAGGGAGCATCCCGATAAGACGTTTTTTCGGCTCATGGACGGTCATGAAACGATACGGGGAGGTTACGAACGTCCCGTTTTCAAAAGAGTATAGGAGATCGGAAAGGTTCTTTTCCAAGTCCGCCTCGAACTTTATTATGGCCTTTTTGCCATGCTTGTTCTTGCTGGCATGATCGAAAGCCTTAAAATAATTATCCTTCCGGGCTATATCCCCGGAAAAGTCACCTTTTCTCCTCATGGTGTCCCAAGTGTCTTTTAGTGTCCAGTGTCTGCAATCGCCATCGGGTCATGAGCCGTCGGTTTATCAACCTACCGGGACTATACCCTTAGCCTTGATTTTTTGTCCAGTGACAGGGTCTCTCCTCCACTTTTTCTTACTGAATAAATCAGCGGCGTATCCTAGGGGCGACGACCAGTTCACGTTAGCGTTCGAGACCGCATTGTTACCATTGAGGTACGCTAAGCCGGCATTAGCACCGTTGTTCGCATGACCACGACGGAACGGACAGCGAAGGCCGTAACAGGACGTCAGAGAAGACAACCCGCCCAATCAATAGGCGGAACAAATGTAATATTTAATTTTTCATGTGCGACCGCCTTACGGCGGGAAAAATAAAACAGGAACGGAAACAACATGTCAAAGAACTAAGATGCGGCACTTACGTGCCTTGGGTGCTCGGGCGCTTCGCACCCTGATGGACACGATGGACACCCGGACACAAGGGACACGGCGGACGCTAGTACTGCACGGGCACGGGGCTTACGTCCTCTGCAAAATAGCAGAG